TGAACATGCCGGACCAGCTGTTGCAGACGCTGTTCTCGGTGAACTCTCCCGGTCCCTACCAGCAGTTCGACCTCGACCTGACCCCGTACATCGGGACGGTCTGCCGGGTCTACTTCCAGGTGGTCGACGATCGGATCGGCATCGACCCCATCTGCGTAGTGGTAGACCAGGTCCAAGTCATTCAGGGGTCGAACGTGGCCTCGAACCCTCTCGTCTTCGATGAGGCCTTCGTCCTCGCTCTTCCCGGATCTCTGCTCGAGAGCAGCAGGCAGATCAATCCCGGTTTCATCCAGGTCCCGGCCGGGTTCAGGTACTACTACGCGATCCCCATCTCGTACGGGACCCCGTTTTTCCAGTTTGACTTCAGCCAGCAGCCGGTCCACATCGTGGCTACGATCACGGTCACGAATCACTTCGGGGTACAGATCCCCATGCGGATCTGGGAAAGCGTCAACGAAAATTGGGAAGGCGGGGCATTCGCCTCGCTACAGATATTCTAAAAGGAAGGAACATGCGATGAAAATTTTTCCGACGATCTACGCCTTGCTTCTGATCTCTCTCTTCTCGTTCGGTTGTACGTCCTGCGCGCACACGAAGCCGAAGCTGTGGGACACCATGGGGGACGATGACGCGGCCTACGCCCAGCACCTCATGCGGGCCACGGTCCAGATCGACCACCGGATGATCACCCTCATCCCCGACATGGAGAAGTCCAACGAGAAGGACGGACTGAAGCTGAAGCCGGCCGCGATGGTCGCCCAGGGAACGGGAGTGGTCGTCGCCGTGAGGGGCAAGGAAAGCCTCATCGTCACGGCGGCCCACGTCTGCAAGCCCCAGGACACCGTCCACGTCCAGCTGACCAAGGAAGTCGGGGTGGACGCTCCGGTCCTCGGGGAAGACTTTTTGATCTGGAACATGGAGCTCGACCAGATGGCCGCCCAGGCGCTGGTCATCGACGAGCTGAACGACGTCTGCGTCATGCGGGTCCTCGGGGTTCCGGGAGACGTGGTGGAAGTGGCGACCCAGGACCCGCCCATCGGAGCGAGAGTCACGGCCGTCGGCAGCCCCCATGGCTTCCTGAACTATCACCGAGCCTTCGTCACGGACGGTCGGTACGTCGGCGCCCAGCAGTACAAGGACCATCCCCACTCGGACACCGTGGCCCTTCCAGGGACGCACGGGTGCTCCGGCGGTGGGGTGTTCTACCGGGGCAAGCTCTTCGGGGTCATGTCAAGGATCCGAGAAGAGTTCCAGGAGATCGTCATAATTGAAGGAGACGCCCCGCTCAGGGACGCCATCAAGAAGGCAAGGAGCCTCTGGAAGCCGTGAACAAGTACGACGACGCACGTCAGGAAGTAGAGTTCGAGCCGATCACGATCGAGACGGTGGACCGCGCCGTGCGTGACTGGTTCGACCGTACCGTCGACGTCGCCGTCGAAACGCCGACCTCTGAGCGCACCAAGGTCCCCGTCATCTTCAGCTCCGGAGAACGCTACGCCATCAAGAGGAAGGGCATCCGGGACCAGGCGGGCGTCCTCATCCTCCCTCTCATCTCGATCCGGCGTACCGGCATGGACGCCGACCCGAGCATGCAGGCCCTCGGTACTCAGACGGGAAACCTGACGATCGCCAAGAGGATCGATCCGAAGACCAACCAGCTCAAGAACAACATCCAGCGGGTCACCTCGGCAGGCATCCCGATCATGGGTCCCGGGCCCGGGGCGGTCTACCAGGTGACGCAGGTCCCCTTCCCCGACCGGAACATCTTCAACTACGAGCTAGTCATCCAGACGAGCTACACGAAGCAGATGAACCGGGTCCTCGAGAAGCTCTTCCGGGAGCTGGACATCCGGAAGACCTTCGTGGCTCCCATCATCAACGACGGACGACACTCCGAAAACGGGGAAGAGTTCGAAGATCGCAAGCCCTTCAAGGGAGGGTACTTTGTCGGGTTCTTCGATTCTTCCATGTCGGACTCCTCCAACTTCGAGGAGTTCACGGACCAGGAGAGGATCGTCCGGTACAGCACGTCTTTCAGGGTCCCGGCCAACCTGACCCTTGATACGGAAGGGGAAAAGCCCTCCGTCAAGATCACCAAGACGGCCTACTCCGTCGGTTTCAAGGAGAAGCTGGTATCCCGGGCAGAGTTCAAGAAGATGTTCCCGGACGAGCCAGAATAGACCCCCGAGTTTTTTACCCGAGAATTTTGAGAAAAAGAGGCCGTTGGGCCTCTACCCGTCTATTTAGACTTAGCACGGTGTGAGTTCTATGAATAGAACCGCAACCTTTAGGAGACATCTTACAGATGGCGCAAAAGTTTCTTAGCCCCGGCGTCTTTACCTCGGAGCTCGACCAGAGCCAACTGGCGCAAGGCGTGGCTGGAATCGGCGCGGCGCTCATCGGTCGGACTCCGTTCGGTCCCGCTTTCATGCCCGCCGTCGTCAAGGGATACGACGACTTCGCCCAGCGCTTCGGTGCGGTGGATCCGGAGTTCGCCCTTCCCTACGCCGCTCGCGGCTACCTGCAGAACGCAGGGGCTGCGACGGTCGTCCGTGTCCTCGGACACAAGGACGGCACGGGGACGGTCGCCACGAGCGCGGCCTACCCGCTCGGGTGGATCCCCGGACAGATCGTCGGCATCGCCGACGGTGTGACCGGCAGCGTCCTCCTCGAGCTGCATGCCGCCTTCCCGGTCCAGGTGACCGGAGTGGCCGGCGACCCGAACAGCTTCGTCCTCAAGGTCGTTTCGGGCTCCACCGCCCTGTTCGCCACCACGGCGTCGTTCCTGACGTCCTCGGCGAACTACGTCGGCAAGGTCCTGAACTCGGACCCGACCCTGTGGCCGACCTACTTCCACTACGTCTTCCGCAACCTGAAGTACTCGCAGCCGGCGGTGTCGGCCTCGTGGCTCATCGCCACGGAGCTCTCGGCCGCCAGCTTCCTGCGTGACTTCGAAGGTGGCCAGACCCAGTGGGTGAAGTCGCAGCCGCTCGGTGGCCAGGACTTCAACATGATGCGGTTCTGGACGCGTGGTCACGGCCTCGCGGAGAACGACCGCCTCAAGATCACCATCGCGAACGTGAAGCCGTCGCCGAACCCGCTGGCGACCCCGTACGGCACGTTCGACGTCATCGTCCGTGGCTTCTATGACACCGACCAGCGCGTCCAGAACCTGGACTCGTTCGTCGGGTGCACCATGGACCCGGACTCGGACAACTACGTCCTGAAGCGGATCGGCGACCAGGTCGAGATGTTCGACACGTCGCAGCGCAAGTTCATCCAGCAGGGCACCTGGCCGGCCAAGAGCAAGCTCATCTGGGTGGAGCTCCCGACCGCGACCCAGATCCCGGCCGAGGCGCTCCCCTGGGGCTTCCGCGGCTACATCGATCCGCAGTTCGCGCCGCTCTCGGCGTCGGCTCCCGGACCGTTCATGCAGGACATGCCGTACGTCCAGACCCAGAAGGACCGCTTCGGCAACCTCGACGCCAACACCGCCTGGGGCATCCAGTTCCTGTCGGGTGGCATCGTCGACCGCATGCGTCCGCTACCGGACTCCATCGAGTCGTCCAACCTGGTCAACCAGGACGGGGACTTCTCGCTGAGCAACCTCAGCGGTTCGTACCAGAACGGACGGCAGCTGTACGCCTACGTTCCCGGCTACGGCCTCTACCAGGTGCCGGTCTACCAGTCGGCCTCCCTCCACAAGTTCACGCTGCCCTTCCGCGGCGGACACGATGGCTGGGACATCCGCGTGGAGGACCCGCTGTACCTGAACAACGTGGACGATGAGACGATCATCGGCGTCATCGCCGAGAAGCGTGCCGTCGACACGGTGGCCAACCCGGACGCCTACGACATGAACCTCCTGGCTCTCCCGAACCAGGACAACCTCAAGATCACCGACTACGGTCGGACGATGGTGAACAACCGTCAGGACGCCCTGTACATCATGGACGTCACCGGCGCCAGCGTGAACGAGGTCGTGGGGCAGCTGCAGGCTCGCCAGATCGATGACAACTACACGGCGTGCTACTACCCGGACATGAAGCTGAACGACACGGTCAACAAGAAGATCGTGCGCGTGAAGCCCTCGGTCGCGGTGGTGGCGGCGATCGCCTTCAACGACCGCACCGCCCAGCCGTGGTTCGCCCCGGCCGGTCTGAACCGCGGTGGTCTCAACCAGTTCGGCATCATCGACGTGGTGGACCGCCTCACCTTCGACGACCGGAATGTGCTCTACGACAACCGGATCAACCCGATCGCGACCTTCCCGGATACGGGCATCTCGATCTTCGGCCAGAAGACCCTCCAGGTCGCGGCCTCGGCTCTCGACCGCGTGAACGTCCGCCGGCTCTTGATCTTCGCCAAGAAGACCATCGCCTCGGCCGCCAAGTACCTGGTCTTCGAGCCGGACAACCCCCAGACCTGGGACCGCTTCCTGAAGCTGGTCAACCCGATCCTCAAGAAGGTGCAGCAGGACCAGGGCCTCAACCGGTTCAAGGTCGTGATGGACTCCACCACGAACACGCCGGACATCGTGGACCGGAACATCATGGTCGGCAAGATTTTCCTCGAGCCGACCAAGGCGGCGGAGTTCATCGACCTGAGCTTCATCATCACCGCACAGGGCGTCGAGTTCGGCTCGTAAGAGCCGCCTCGGCCTTGTAGGAGATAGAAATGCCTGCAGTCGGTGATCTCTACTTCGGTGCCTACTCCGGATCCGCGAAGGCGGCGGCCACCAGCAGCGTCCAGCTGCTGGCAGCCGACGTCAACCGGAAGGGTCTGATCGTCTTCAACGACTCCCCGAACATCCTGTTCCTGAAGTTCGGAGCGGCAGCGAAGACGAACGACTACACGCTTCAGGTGGCTCCGGCCACCAAGTACGAGTCGCCCTGGCCGCTCGTCCCGCAAGGGGTGATCTCGGGAGTGTGGGGCGCCGCCTCCGGCTCCGCCTACGTCACCGAGATCACCTAACGGGCAGAGGTAACCAGTGACTTGGCTTGCCGAAGCATACGTCACCGGGACTAACGGCCTCCCCATCAATCAGCTGGGTCTGGCCGTCTATCCTCTCGGTAGCGGCCTCTCTGGATCGGTCCCGGTCACCATCATCGGGACGGACCCGATCCTCGTTCAGGTCACTGCCTCCGTCGGTCAGTCCGTCGCCGTCAACAACTTCCCCGCCGTCCAACAGGTAACGGGTTCCGTCCTCACGGCTTCCGGATCCTTTGTCGAGCTCCTCCTCGGCGGCCAGCCGCTCTCCACAAACAATCCTCTTCCGATCTCTGGAACAGAGGTCAACGTCTCCATCAAGGGTGGGGTGCAGGTCTTTGTCTCAGCCTCCGTCCCGCTTTCTGTATCTCAGGCCACATCGTCCATCCCCTGGATCATCTCGGGCAGTACCGACATCACAAACTTCCCGGCGGTCCAACAGGTCACGGGAACGGTCGGTCTGTCGGCGGCTGACATCTTCCCGCCCGAGATGGTCGGGTCTTTCGGCGTCCTCCTGGCAAACTCCGAAGTTCCGATCGTCAACATCGCCTTCCCGTACGGGATCCCCTTCGAGCAGGTCCAGGCCAGCGGTGTCTTTGGCGGCACCGTCGGTTGGGCCAACGGCATCGCCAGCGTGCAGGCCGGAACAGGATCCAAGGGAGCCGCCAGTTTCGAGACAAACGACGCGTGTCGCTACATCGCCGGCCAGGGCGTCAGGATGAAGTTCGCCGGGATGTTCGCCCAACCGGTGGTCAACTCCATGCAGGAGATGGGCATCGGCGAGGACATCGACGGGTTCTTCTTCGGCGCGTCGGGAAGCAACTTCGGAATCCTCCGTCGGCAGAACGGCAAGGAGTTCTGGACGTTCACGAGTTCTTTCAGCTACGACAAGCTGGACGGGACCGGACCTTCGGGGATGCAGATCGACGTCACCAAGGGAAACATCTACGAGATCGACTACCAGTGGCTCGGCTTTGGCGCCGTCAACTTCCTGGTCGAGAACCCCGACAACGGGAAGTTCATCCCGGTCCACCAGATCAAGTACGCCAACGCGAACGTCATCCCGAGCATCGCGAACCCGATCCTGCCGCTTCGCATGGCGGTCAAGAACTTCGGCAACACGACGAACGTCTCTGTCTCCGCGTCGAGCATGGGCGTCTTCACCGAGGGAGCCGAGCCGCTCGAGCACGGCAACCGTCGGAGCTTCAGCAACAATAAGATCAACGTCCTGACCGAGATCTCCATCTTCGCTCTCCAGAACGGCGACCAGTTCAACGGTCGAAGGAACCGTCTCAGGACCAAGATCGACTTCTTTGGCGGATCGAACCGGCAGAACAACACGAACGTCGAGTGTCGGCTGATTCTGAACCCGACCCTGGGAACATCGTCTTTCACGCCGATCGCGCCCGGTCTTTCGCCCATGTCTGTAGACATCGCCGGGTCCACCTTCACCGGCGGACGGGAGCTCTTCAACTTCCAGCTCGGCCCCGCGGGAACCCAGAACTTCGATCTTTCGGGCTACGAGCTCCGGATGGATCCAGACGACATCCTCGTCGTGGCAGGTTCGGGGTCGGCCAACAGTGGTATCTCGGTCTCTCTCGCCTGGGTGGAGGAACTATGATGCTGGAAGTCTTCTTCCGGGATCTCGTCTCTTCTCGTCTGGATGAGCCAGTCCGGGGCTACGTCGTCTCCATCCTTGTAGACTACACCACCCAACCCATCTCCAGAGAGCCGCTCTGTCTAAGACTTGGCGACCTCTCTGCGAGACGGGTAGTAGTCCTCAAGGAGGTGGGCGACGAGGCCCTTCTGGTCTCCGGCTTTCTAAGGGGCCCAGATCCAAGGTATTATGCCCAGATCGGGTCCGCGGCCTATGCCGAGCTGTCCAACCGGATCCGGGACCCTCTCTTCCGGCTCATGGCCCACGGGTTCCCCGACATCCAGGGGGCCCTGGCAGAGGTTCGGCGTGAGCTCACCCTCCAGGGGACGGACTACCTGGCCCTGGTAAGGGAAGCCCATCTGGGAGCCTCGGAGAAGGCCTGGAAGCGCCTGGAAAGCCTTGGCCTGGTGCTGCCCTCCTAACCTGCCTATTCTTCTACTCCGAATCGTTTCCCGAAATTCCGACCGAAAACTCGCGTCAACAGGTATTTAGACCTGAAGGGCGTCTCACACAATTGGGACGTCAGCACTTTAGGGAGAACATAGAAGATGGCCGAGACGCTCGATACGGCGCACCTCTTGGCGAACAACTACGAGCCGAAGAGGAAGTTCAGGTGGGTCCTCCAGATCGACGGCATCGATGCGTTCGTCATGAAGACCGCTGCTCGCCCGCAGCAGACGTTCGAAGAGACCGTCATCGACTTCATCAACACGAAGCGGTACGTCTCTGGCAAGGGGGCGTGGAACCCGATCGCGTGCACGATGCACGATCCGATCGCCCCGTCCGCCTCGCAGAAGATCATGGACTGGGTGCGACTCAACTATGAGCCGCTCACCGGACGCATGGGCTACGCGTCCTTCTACAAGAAGGACATCAGCCTCAAGCTCCTGGATCCCCAGGGGACGGTGGTCGAGCTGTGGGACATCACCGGAGCGTGGCCGCAGGACGTGAACTTCGGTGACCTCGACTACGCCTCTTCGGACAACGTGGAAGTAAGCTTCAGCCTCCGATTCGACAACGCGACCCTGCAGTTCTAAAACGAGGGTCAACGACGGTAAGGCACCAGGGGCGGTCCGAAAGGGCCGCCCTTTTTTTTGTGTACTTTTGGTGGGAGTGTGGTATAATTCTATTCACGATGACGATCTCACAACTGCTTCGGAAGATCAGCAAGCTCAAGGGCGAAGTTCAGGAGCAGCGGGCGCGGGCCCAGGCTGCCACGGTCTACAAGGAGAAGGAGCCCCCGGCCTTCTCTTTCGAGGACTCCATGTGCGGCGCAGACCGCGCGGTGGAAGACCTCGTGACCTTCGAGGCGGCCCTCCGTCGGGCCAACTCTCTCACCACGGTGAGCCTGGCCGGTGGGAAGACGATCACCCTCTCCGAGGCGACCTGCCGCCTGCAGGAGCTGAAGGGCCGGATCGCCTGGCTGAAGACGCTGCCGTCGCAGGCGCAGAACAAGCGGTTCGTGGACTCGGTGGAGTACGACACCCTGGCCGAGAAGCCGCACAAGGTCACCACCACGTACGTCTGCCCGTTCCCGGAGGCGATGCGCTCCTCGGCCATCCGGTCCGCGCAGGAGGCGTTCGACAGCCTCAATGATCTCGTAGAAACGGCCAACCACCAGACGGTGGTCGAGCTGTAAGGTTCGGGAAGAGGGGCGGCTGTACCTGAGACCGTCGGGTTGGCGACCGTAGGAACCGAGACTCCTCACCTAGGAGTCGAGGCGACTACAACCATTCAGGCTCGTCCAAAAGACGACCTACAAAAACGACGACGACAAAGCATCTCAGCCGTCAGCGTTCAGACATGGAAGCCTTCAGCGGCCAGCAGCGAGCGTCGAGCACCTAGAGATTAGCGTGCCAACTAACGTTCACAGGGAAACCGCTCCTCTTCCCGATTTTTTTGAGGTCCACATGGCCAAAGATCCTGAGATCACCGAGTGGCTCCGGAAGGCGATGGCCGAGTGGCGAGCCATGCCGGACGGTCCTGAGAAAGATCAGGTCGGTCGGGAGCTGGAGAAGAAGATCTCCGGCGTGATGGGGGCCCTCGACTCTCTCATCCCGGCCCGGCACCGGACGAACTAACGAAACTTTTTTTGGCACTTTTGACCAGTGAGGCTAATTTATCCCATGATCGCATCCCATTAACACCCGGCCGGAAACTCTCTCTCCCGTCCAGGTCCAGCCCCAGATCGCCCAGTACTGCATCGTCCGGGCCGATCTCCCGACAAACATCAAGTTCGCCCAGTTCATCCACGCCGCCCGAGAGGGTAGCGCGGGTGTTCCGCTGTCTGCAGGCGAGTACGCCATCGCCCTGCAGACGACGCCGCTCCTGTCTCTCGAGGACATCTCGAAGAGGCTCATCGCGGCCCAGATCAAGCACAAGAGGATCTACGAAGTGGACGCCCCGTACAACGGGCAGTTCATGTCCATCGGTTGCGCTCCCTGCGAGCGTGACAAAATCAGGAGGCTTCTCAGCGACCTTCCCAGCGCCAAGTAACATACGTAAAGGGTGGGTCGTCTAAGTAGGACACCTTCGGGGATGCTGGTTCGTGTCCAGCCCCACCCACTACGGTCGCGAGGCTCAATTGGACGAGCAGCCAGAGTAATGACCTGGCAGGTTGCGGGTTCGAACCCCGTCGCGATCACCACGCCCCGGTAGCTCAGCGAAAGAGCATCCGGTTTTAACCGGAAGGTCGGTGGTTCAAGTCCATCCCGGGGCTCCAGTTTTTGCGTCCTTAGCTCAGAGAAGAGCGCCGAGAGTAATGACCTCGGAGGTCGGAGGTTCGAAGCCTTCAGGACGCGCCAGAGGCCCTGTCATCCAAGTGGTGGCAGGGCCTTCTTCTTTTCCTCCCCTCGAGATACTGAGAAAACCGGTCCCAGATTCTACTTATCCTCGCTAACCCCACTTCTGAAAGGAGTTTTCTATGTCCGAAGAACGCATCACCCTGGGGGCCCCGTCGGCTCCCCTCGAAGGAGGACCGAAGCCCGGCGAGGCCGGCTACGTCCCTCCCGTAGACCTGGTCCCTCTTCCCTCCGCGGGGAAGATCTACCCGGTCGACTCTCCCCTCTTCCAAGTGGAAGGTGTGGAGATCCGGAGCATGACGGCCCGGGACGAGGACATCCTCTCCAGCCGTGCTCTCCTCAAGACCGGCAAGGCCCTCTCGAGCCTCATCCAGGCCTGTGTCGTGAACAAGTCCATCGACACGGAGGAGATGGTGGCCGGCGACCGCAACGCCCTCCTCGTCGCCATCCGCATCACGGGCTACGGCCAGGAGTACAAGGTCGAGGTCCAGTGCCAGAGCGACGACTGCGGCCAGAAGTTCTTCCACACCTTCGACCTCAGCAAGCTGGAGATCAAGCGGCTCGGTGCCGAGCCGATCGCCCCCGGCCACAACGCCTTCACCTTCGACCTCCCCGTCAGCCAGAAGAAGGTCGTCTTCAAGCTGCTGACCGGCAAGGACGAGCGTGACATGACCGTCATGCAGGAGCGCCTCCGCAAGGCCCTCGGCGTGCAGGGCCAGGACAATCCGGTCACCGGCCGTCTCTTCTTCCAGGTCATCCAGGTCGGGGAAGAGAAGGATCGCAACCGGATCCAGAAGATCATCAACACCCTGCCGGCGATGGACAGCCGGAAGCTCCGCAAGTACATCGATGACGTCGCCCCCGGCATCAAGATGTCCCAACCGGTCGAGTGCCCGCACTGCGCGGAGACCAAGGAGGTACCTGTGCCCTTCGGCACAGAGTTCTTTTGGCCTAACGATTGATACGACCGGCGCCTTCAAGGAGGTAGTCTGGGGCGAGATCTTCTCACTCGTTCAGCACTGCCGGATCGATTTCACGGAAGCATGGGACATGCCGGTGTTCATGAGGCACTGGTGGTTCCAGCAAGTCGAGAAGATGAGAGAGGACCATAAGAAGGCGAACACCCCGACGGGACCCGGACACACCGACCCCTTCGGCCGCCAGCACAAGTGAGGACTCCCTAGTTGCCTAGGATACCTGGACTCGACGATCTAAAGGACCAGCAGGGCCGGCTTGACGACATCGCCAACAAGCTGGACGCCATAGTTGCGTCTTCAAAGAAGTACGCCGACAACGTCCGGGACACCAACGACAGCTACAAGGACCTGGCCCGAGACCTGGACGCCCAGGTCCAGAAGATGCAGTCGGCCAAGGCCAACATGCAGATCATCGACCAGAAGGACGTCGACCTGGCCAACGACATGGTCAGGAAGATGGAGAAGCTGGCGATCCAGGCGAACAAGCTCACCAGCATCTGGGGAAAGATGGGAGACACCCTGGACAAGGTGGGCAAGGGCCTGCTCAAGATCTGGGGTACGGGGGCAGCCAAGGGCATCAACCTCCTTGTCGAGGGCATCCAGCGGGTGTACGACCTGGAGGAGCGGTGGGCCAAGGTCACGGGCGAGGTGAACCAGAAGCTCGGCAAGCTTAGCCCGAGCATGAAGACTTTCTGGAAGGAGTCCCGTCAGGCTGAGTCTGCCATCCGTGGACTCGGCGGAGAGCTCGGTGAAGGCACCAAGATGTTTGCCGACTTCGTCCAGGGCTTCGGCAAGATGGACGTCAAGGGGCTCGCCAAGATCGGTGTGACACTCGCCCAGGGTTTTGACATGGGCGGGGAGGCGGCCGGAAAGTTCACCCGTTCCCTCGACAACCTCGGGTTCGACGAACACAAGAAGGAAGTCTCCGAGTACATGAAGGAGATCGTCGTCGGTGCCCAGACCGCCGGTGTCTCTACCAACGCGCTGGCCAAGGACTTCTCCGAGGCCACGGGCTTCATCACCCAGTTCGGCAAGGAGGGCGCCAAGGCCCTCGTCAAGTCGGCAGCCTACCTGAAGTCGTTCAACATCTCTCTGAAGGACACGGAGAAGATGATGGACAAGTTCGACAGCTTCGAGGACGCGGCCACCAGCATCGGCAAGTTCAACTCGGTCTTCGGTACGTCCGTCGACGCCCTCAACATGATGCTCGAGCAGGACCCGGCCAAGCGGTTCGAAACGATCCGCGGCTCGCTCCTCGACCAGGGCAAGGACTGGGAACACCTCTCCCGTCAGGAACGCAAGGTGGTGTCCCAGACGCTGGACCTCACGGAAGAGCAGTCGGCCGCCCTCCTCAAGGCGGCGGACGCTGGTAAGACCTACCAGGACTTCATGAAGGAGGATGAGAAGAACAAGCGGAAGGCCATCGACGCCGACAAGATGATGAAGCAGCAGCTTCAGGCGACGGCGAAGACGCTGTACAACTTCGGAGCCGCGGCTGACCGCATCACGGTCGCGATCGCCAAGGCGATCAAGCCGTTCACCGACCTGCTCGGGCTGACCAAGTCCAGTGACAAGGAATGGAAGAGCTTTGGTCAGGTGATGGAAGGCATCACCAAGAAGATCATCGCCTTCTTCGAGGCCCTCGGAAAGAACGAGGACTTCCAGAACTTCATGAAGATGGGAGCGAAGTTCGTCAAGGAGGTGGCCTCCAAGATCGCGGACTTCTTCTCGCCGAACAACCTCGGCCGCAACATCCAGAAGATCATCGACGCCCTGAAGAAGTTCGCCGTGATCTCGGCCAGCATCGTCGGCATCTGGGGCCTCATGAAGGTCGGACAGGGTGTCGCCGGCGGAGTGGAGCTGTACAAGAACCTCAAGTCTCTCGGCGGGATCGGCGGGACCATCGCCAACGCCAAGGGCGGCATCGCCAACTCGATGCAGGGCGGACCTGGCTACTCGGCGCAGGCCGGCGGCGGTGGCATGGGAGCCATGGGAAAGATGGCCATGGGCGGCGCGGTCGGCGCTGGTGTCGGCGCCGGTGTGGGTTCGCTCTTCGGAGCGACGGCCGGCGGCGGCATCGGCGGTGGAGCTGGTGGCGCGATCGGTTCGCTCTTTGGTCCGATCGGGACCGCGGTCGGCACGGCCCTCGGCACCGCCATCGGAATCGGCGTCCAGAAGCTCCTCGAGACTCCGGAGTCCAAGGAGCTCGAGGCGTCCATGAAGCGCCTCTCACAGACCCAGGACAAGTTCGAAGAGTCCGAGGCGGCCCTCAACCTCCAGCGGGTCAAGAACGCCGCCCTGAAGGACAGGCACGACCGGGCCGACGAGGCCATGAACAAGGTCATCCGGCAGGGGAAGAAGGGCACGATCCAGCTGGACGGGGAAGAGAAGCTCTCGGTCCAGGAGCGGCTCAAGGACTACTCCAACCTCGGCATCCAGACCAACCTCAGCGCGGACACCCTCGCCAAGCTCGGAGACCCTTCTGCGGGTCCGATCAAGCTGACCAAGGACCAGTTCCAGAAGCTGAAGGAAGCTGGAGACGTCTATCAGAAGACGATCAGCAGCCTCGACGCAGAGTCCAAGAAGTACCTCGACAACCTGTTCCAGACGAACCAGCTGGACATCGAGAAGAAGAAGGCAGACGCCGCGAAGGCCCAGATCGACGCCGAGGTCCAGCTCGCCGAGAAGCAGCAGAAGAACGCGCAGGACCAGGCTCACTGGTACGACTCGGTCCTCGGCTCGACAGCAGAGCTTGTCGACTCCGTCGGTCTGGCGAACGAGAACTCCAAGGCCTGGCAGAAGTCCCTGGCGGACACGAAGTACGCCTCTGACCTGGCCGAGTCCAAGCTGCAGCAGCTTCAGGCGAAGCGCAACAACGTGGAGACGGACGCACTCAAGATCGGCATCGAGCAGAACAAGCAGACGCAGGCCCGCCTCGAGCTGGAGAGCCTGGAGAAGTACAACTCTGGCTTCCAGGCGATCCTCAAGGACGCCGGCGGCGACTACGTCAAGGCGCTGGACAAGTACGGCGCGGAAGGCGGCAAGGTCTCTTCCGAGACCCTCGGTTACGTCAAGGCGCAGGCCCGCAGTTCCAAGGCCATCGGAGCCGCCGACACCTCGCCTGTCGCCCAGCCTCAGGCCGGGTCGGGCGGAGCCGGGAAGGGCGGCAAGAGCGGAGACACCCACGTGACAGTTCTGACTCCGGACGGAGACGTCCTCGGCCGCGCCACCGTAAAGGGCATGGTCCAACCGTAAATGGCAAACAAGGAAGACAAGGACAAGCTGCAGGTAGAGGACAACGTCCAGCTGCAGCCACCACACGAGCCGGAAGAAGAGCTCCAGCCCGCGCCCGTGCTCTCGAAGCCCTCCGACCTTCCTGAGCAGCCGGCCCCACCTATCTCTACCACCAAGGAAGCTGCGCCCCAACCGTCACAGGCGGTGAACCCGAGCGCCCCTCCGGCAGAACCGGTGGTGACCTTCTCCCCACAGGAGACCAAGGTAGCGGCCCAGCAGCCGTCCCAGACTCCCGGGACTCCCGCTCCGCCGTTCGAACCGCAGCCGGTCTCCATCCAGACTTCCAAGCCGCCGGCCGAACCGGTAGACACGGGCTTCGCCCCGCAGGCTCCGGCCACGTTGCCGGACATGCCGCCGCCGCAGCTGTCGACCCCGGCCGTCCTCCCGCCTCCTCCGGAGTTCACGCCGAAGGCGAACGCGGTGCTGCCCGATCCTCCGGTCTTTACTCCGGTTGCGCCAGCCGAGCTTCCGGCTCCTCCGGTCGTGACGCTCAACGGCCCGTCTGTCCTCCCGCCTCCGCCGGAGGTCCAGA